GACCACCACGCTGGCCTGGATGGCCCTGTGGCACACCTTGTGCTACGAGGACTCCAGGGTGCCCTGCACCGCTCCCACGGGCCACCAGCTTCAATCGGTCCTCTGGGCTGAGATCAGCAAGTGGCACAGCCGCATGCCCGATTGGTTCCGCCGCCAGGTCCTGGTGCAGGCCGACCAGGTGAAGGTCAAGGGGGCGGAGTATTCCCAGTTCGCCGTGGCCAGGACGGCCCGGAAGGAATCCCCCGAGGCCCTGCAGGGCTTTCACGCCGAGAACATGCTCTTCATCATCGACGAGGCGTCGGGCGTTCCCGACACCATCTTCCAGGCCTCCGAGGGTGCCCTCTCCACGCCGGGCGCTCGGGTGGCCATGACCAGCAACCCCACGCAGACCTCCGGCTACTTCTACGACAGTCACAACCGAGACCGCCACCTCTGGCGGACCCTTCGCTTCTCCTGCCTGGACAGCCCCCTGGTCACCCCCGAGTACATCGAGCGGATGCACGGAAAGTACGGCGAGGACTCCGACATCTACAGGGTCAGGGTCCTGGGCGACTTCCCGTCCGCCTCCTTCCAGCAACTCATCCCGAGAGAACTGGCCGAAGCGGCCACCAAGCGTCACCTGCGGCCCGACGAGTACGACTTCGCCGCCATCCTGTTCGGCCTGGACGTGGCCCGTTACGGCGACTGCAAGACGGTCCTGGCCGAGCGCCAGGGTCTCAGGGCCGCCATCCGCCGGTGGTGGGCCAAGCGTGACACCATGACGGTGGCCGACCAGACCGCCGGTGAGATGGTCCAGGTCCGGCCCCAGAGCCTCCTGGTGGACGTGGCCATGGGGAGCGCCGTGGTGGACCGGCTCCGGCAGGTGGGCTGGCGCAACGTGGTGGAGGTGAACTTCGGCTGGGTCTCGTCGAATCCCCACTTCGCCAACAAGCGCATGGAGATGTGGCACGGCGTGAAGGACTGGCTGGAGGCCGGTGGCGCCCTGCCGCCAATCGACCAGCTTGTGGACGACCTCTGTGGCCCCCAATACTGGTTCACACCGGCCGGGAAGATGATCCTGGAGGCCAAGGAAGACATGCGAGATCGTGGCCTGGCGTCTCCCGACTACGGCGACGCCCTGGCCCTGACGTTTGCGGTGCCGACACCGGCCAGCATCCCGCTGGCCTCGGGCCACGACAGCCTCCGCCCCTTCGCCGGTGCGGAGGCGTACCACCCATTCTCAAGACTCGGAAGGAGGAGATAGCCGTGTGTCTTTTCAGCACGCCGGAAATGCCCGAGGCGCCTCCGGCTCCCACGAAGGCCGACATCAACACCGATCCGACCCTGGCCGCCTGGGAGGAGCGCCGCAAGCAGAGAGCGGCCCAGGGGTACAAGTCCACCCTTCTGACGTCCGGCCAGGGCCTGGGGAACAAGGCCAGGACGCAGAAGAAGAGCCTCCTGGGGCAGTAAAGGGGGAGGGGGTATGGAATGGCGAGCCCGATGTCCTTGCCCATGAGGAGTTTCCTCGCCTCCCGCTGGAAGGAACTGGAGGAACTCCGTGACCCCTGGCTCCGGGTGGCCGAGGACCTGGTGCGGTACATCAACCCACACCGGGGCATCTTCGCCGACTCGGACTACGACAAGTGGCACGAGCGAGACGACGACATCCTGAACATGATGCCCAAGCGCTCGGTGCGGACCCTGGCGGCCGGTCTTCAGGCCGGTCTCACGAGCCCCGCACGCCCCTGGTTCCGCATCATGGTGGCGGACCCCTACCTATCGGAGTTCCCCAACGCCAGGCTCTGGCTGGACGACGTCCGAGACCGGATGATGGGCGTGTTCCATAAGTCGAACTTCTACAACAGCCTTCACTCGGTCTACGCCGAACTGGGCACCTTCGGCACGGGCCCCCTCATGATCGACCGAGACTACGACACGGTCATCCGTTGCCGCTCCTTCACCTTCGGCGAGTACGTCCTGGCGAACAACCCCAAGCTGGAGGTGGACACCTTCGGGCGGCACATCCGCATGTCCGCCCTGAACCTGGTGCGGCTCTTCGACGAGAAGGTCCTCCCGACGGCCGTGATCCGGGCGGCCAACGACAATCCCTTCTCGAAGTTCTCGGTCTACCACTTCATCGAGCCGAACGACGGCAAGTACCCGATCCACCCGATGGAGCGGGAGAAGCCCTTCGTCTCGGTCTACTGGATGCCCGACGCCCCCAAGGACGGCATCGTCCAGGTGAAGGGCTACTCGGAACTGCCCATCATGGCGCCCCGATGGGATACCCTGGGCCCCCACGTCTACGGCATGGGGCCCGGTTGGGAGGCACTCCCGGACGCCAAGCAACTGATGGTCCTGGAGATGGACAAGCTGACGGGGATCGAGAAGTCCTACGACCCGCCGCTCCAGGCGCCGCCCGACGTGGCCGAGCAGGGCGTCCGATCCATGCCCGGCGGCATCACCTTCGTGAACCCCAACGCCTCCAACATGGGCATCCGGCCGCTCTACGAGGTGAAACCGGACCTCTCGGGGCTCAAGGACACGATCCTGGAAGTTGCCGAGGCGATCCGCCAGACCTTCTACGCCGACCTGTTCCTGATGCTCTCCATGTCCGACCGGCGGGAGATGACCGCCCGAGAGGTGGCCGAGCGTCACGAGGAGAAGCTTCTCATGCTGGGGCCGGTCCTGGAGCGCCTGGACACGGAACTCCTGAACAAGGCGATCAAGCGGACCTTCGGCATCATGCTGGAGAGCGAACTCATCCCGCCGCCGCCGGAGGAACTCCAGGGCCAGGAACTGAAGGTGGAGTACGTCTCCCTCTTGGCCCAGAGCCAGAAATTGGTGGGCACGCTCACCCTGGAGCAGTTCGTCACCTTCGTGGGCGGAATCGCCCAGGTGAAGCCCGAGGCCCTGGACAAGGTGGACTTCGACCAGCTTGTGGACGAGTACGCCGACATGCTGGGCGTACCGGCGTCCGTCGTGGTCTCCGACGAGATGGTGGCCCAGATTCGCCAGGTCAGGGCCCAGCAGGTGGCGGCCCAGACGATGATGGCCACCGCCGAGCAGGGGGCCAAGACGGCCAGGGAACTGTCCGCCGCCAAGACCGGCGACGGGAACATGCTCGACCAGGTGATCCGCAATCTCCAGGGAGGCTATGCGCTCCAGGGGGTACCGGGAGGGATGTAGGCCATGCAGAGGCCCGTGAAGAAGGGGGAGACCCTGGACGACATGATCGGCCGGAAGCTGAGGGCCGGTCTCGTCGACCAGGAGACCCAGGAAGAGCGCCGATTGCGGCGTGAGCGTGAACTGAACGACATCAAGGCGGTCCTCTCGACTCGGGAGGGCCGTCGCTTTGTTTGGCGGCTTTTGACCATCGGGAGCCTGTTCCGAACGACCTTCACGGGGAACTCGACCACGTTCTTCCTGGAGGGGCACCGGAACCTGGCCCTGC